AAGGTGCGGATCGTCGAGCCCGGTTACAGCGTGACCGTGGGCCGGGAGACGGTCGTGGTGCGCAAGCCGGTCGTCGAGGTTGTGGCCGCGCCAGCGCCGAAGAAGACCACCGCCGCGGCGTTCAATCGAAAGGCAGCAGCGGCAGCGAAGGGCGACGATGCTCGCGAAGCAGCCGGCGCTCACCTGTTCGGCCACCGTGATGCGGCCACCCGGATGCGGTTCGCCCGCGACCCGGGATGGAGTGTGGCCGAAGAGGCTGAGCGGTACCAGGACCTTCGTCGGTACCAGGGCGCTGCGTATGAGTCGGTCAACGACTGGCTACGCGGAACGCTCCCGGACAGCTTCACGCCGGACCAGATAGCCGCTGCGCGGGCCGACGCGCTGGCCCGAATGGCACGGTTGGACAGCGTTTTCGAGGCCTCGCCGCTCGCCCGGAATGTGGAGGTCTGGCGCGGCCTGGAGACCGGCCGCGGGATCTTCGGCGATCGCCTCAACGCCGATCTGACGGGCTTCGCGTGGCAGGAGTTGGCGTACTCGTCGACCAGCGCACGAGAGAGCCTGGCCCGATCGTTCGCCATCCCAGGCGGTGTGCTGATGCGAATCGTCGCACCGAAGGGTGTCGGATCGGTCGACATGGGCGATACTGAAGCCGAGATCCTGCTCGAGCGTGGCCTGCGGTACCGGGTGGTCGCTGATCACGGAATCCACTACAAGCGGTCGCGCGACCAGATGCAGGTGTTCCCATATCGGCTTGTCGACGTTGAGGTGATCCGGTGAGCGAGGAAGCGGTCCGCAAGCGCCAGGATGGCGACTATGAGGTGCCGGTGCTCGCGGAGCCAGACAACCCGCAGGCCCCTATCCCGCGGACGCCCGAGTGACCACCCAGCCCCGATCCCAGTGCGATACCTGCGTGCGCTTCCAGTCGTGGGCGTCGGTGACCCCGATGCGCGACGAGTCGTTCTGTGAGGCCTTCCCGGCCGGCATCCCCGACGAGGTGTACGGCAACGGCGTCGACCACCGCCAGGCGGTGCCCGGCGACCACGGCGTCCAGTGGGAGGCCAAGCCGGGCGAGGAGTTCCCGGCCTACGCCTTCCGACCCGAGGTGCTGAGCACCCGATAGCTTCCGGCGCGCGATGCGCCGGATCTCCACGCAAGGCCCCGTCATCTTGGCGGGGCCTTTGTCGTGGGCCAACCCACCCGCCCGCGCGCAACGCCGGGCCCTATCCCGCAACGGGAGACCAAGCAATGGCCGAAGACCAGGACCCCACCGACGTCGACGACGAGGGCACCGAGGACAAGGGGAAGCCGGACGGCGAGGACGCCCTCGGCGACGCCGGCAAGAAAGCCCTCGACGCCATGAAGGCCGCCCGCGCGGCCGCTCGCAAGGAGCGGGACGCGGCGAAGGCCGAGGCGGAGCAGCTGCGGGCCGAGCTCGCGAAGCTCAAGGGCGGCGACGACAAGAAGCCGCCGGAGATCGACGAAAAGGCCATCCGGGAATCGGCCAAGAAGGACGCGGAGAAGGCGGTCATGAAGGACCGCGCACTCGACCGCGTGGAAGCACGGGCGGGCAAGTTGTTCGCCGACCCCGAGGACGCACGCGCACTGCTGGCGTCGAAGGTCGCCGAGTTCCTCGACGACAACACGATCGATAACGAGGCGATCGACGCCGCACTGGCGGAGTTGCTGAAGAAGAAACCGCATCTGGGCGCGCAAAGCGGCAAGCGGTTCGAAGGTGGCGCGGACGGCGGCAAGGGCGGACAGAGCCCGAGCGGCGTCAAGCAGATCACCCAATCCGAACTCGACAAAATGACCCCCCAGCAGATCGTCGACGCGCAGGCCAAGGGCCAGCTCGACAAGCTGATGGGTCTTACCTGAAAGGTAAGCGAGAGTAATGGCTATCAACGCGTTTGTGCCCCAGGTCTGGGCCGCTCAGCTGTTGGTCGCCCTCCAGAAGGCACTGGTCTTCGCCCAGGCGGGCGTCGTCAACCGTGACTACGAGGGCGAGATCAGCGAGTACGGCGACACGGTGAAGATCACGTCGATCTCCGACCCGACGATCGGCACCTACACCCCCAACTCGACCACCATCACGCCGGAAGAGCTGAACGACGCGCAGCGGAACCTGGTCATCGACCAGGCCAAGTACTTCGCCTTCAAGGTCGACGACGTCAACAAGCGGCAGGCCCGCGGCGACGTCATGCCCGAGGCGATGCGTCGGGCGGCCTACAAGCTGCGCGACGTCGTGGACCAGTACGTGGCCGCGTTCTACACCTCGGTGGCCGCGGCCAACCAGGTGAACTCCGGCTCGGCCGTGTCCATCACGACCGCGGCGCTGGCGTACACCAACCTCGTGAAGCTCCGCACCGAGCTCGACGAGGCCAACGTGACGACCGAGGGCCGCTGGGTGGTCATCCCCCCGTGGTACGAGGCGCTCCTGCTGGACTCGCCGAACTTCATCAACGCGGAGAAGGCTGCTGACGGCGGCGCCGCGCTGCGCAACGGTCGCATCGGCCGGGCTGCGGGCTTCGACATCCTGAAGTCCAACAACGTGGTGAACGTGACCGGCGACGACTACGCGATCCTGGCGGGCGTCCCGACCGCGATCTCCTACGCGGAGCAGATCAACAAGGTCGAGGCGTACCGGCCCGAGTCGTCCTTCTCGGACGCGGTCAAGGGCCTGCACCTGTGGGGCGCGAAGGTCATCCGCCCGGACTCGCTGGCCTACCTGCTGGCCTCGCAGTCCTGATCCCGCCCTGCCCGGGCAGCGACTGATCCACCACCGATCGGAGAAATCGAACATGGCACGCACCGCTGTTGTGCCGCGCGCGCTCGTCGCGAACGGCAACCTGACCGGGGCCTCTGGCTCCACCACCATCGACTCGACCCTTGTCACCAACGGCGTCGTGGTCGAGAACACCTACCCGGAGCGGATCCTGATCCGGGTCACCAACACCGAGGGCTCGACCAACACGGTTACGATCGCGGCCGGCGACAGCCCGCCCGCGCTCGCTGCCGGCCTCGGCGCCCTCGTCGTGACGGTCGCGGCCTCGACCGGTGTGCAGTACATCGGCCCGCTCGAGTCTGGCCGGTTCCTGCAGGACACCGGCGACCTGCACATCGACTTCGAGTCGGGCATGACGGGGGCGATCGACATCCTCCTTCTCCCGCGGTCGACCTGATGATCGAGCAGGTCTTCGTGCTCTGCGACAACGGCATGGTCATGGTCCATGACCTGCCGTTGCCGTCGGGCGTTGCCGACCGCGTTGCCAAGGGGCAGCTGCGGCTGGTGAACGAGGACGGCTCGCCGATCGTGGACCAGCAGGCCGAGGCTGAGGCCCCGGTCGACGAAGAGACGCAGGCCGACGAGGGTGCTGGCGCGGAAGGTGGGTCGACCGACGACCCGCCAGCGCTCGATGTCCCGGTCGGCGACGAGGCGCCGGTGGACGCCGAGGGCGAAGAGTCGCCGGCGGTGGAGCGCCCGGCCGTGGCCGCGCTCAAGGCCGAGTGGGTGGCGTACGCCGTCGCCCAGGGCATGACCGAGGCCGACGCCGACGCCATGACCAAGGCCGACCTCATCGAGCTCTTCTCGGCGAAGTAGGAAAGGCGAGGTCTGATGGCTGACCAGTTGTGCGCGCCGGAGGACCTCGCCTCCCTGCTCCAGCAGGATCTCGACCTGGCGACCGCCACACTCCTTATCGAGATGGCCACCGCCAGGGTTCAGCGGGCCGCAGGCGGGCAGCGGATCGTGGACGTCACCGACACGGCCGTGATCGACGTGCCGCTGTGCAGCGATGAGCCGTGCTGGCTCGACCTGCCGCAGTACCCGATCCGGTCCGTCACCTCGGTGACCCTCGACGGCACGCTGATCACCGACTGGCACCTGCGATTCCAGCGGCTTTACCGCGGGTCGGGCTGGCTCAACTCCGTCGACCCGCCGTCGCAGGCGGTCGTCGAGTACGACCACGGCCTGGTTACCGGTTCGCAATACCTGCAACTGGCGCGCGACATGACGTTGTCGCTGGCGCAGCTCGGTTACGGCAACCCGAGCGCGGCCGAGTCCGAGGCGATCGACGACTACCGCATCTCGTTCGCCGACGCCGACGCGCGGATGGTCATGACCGAGTCCATGCGGCAGGCGATCGCCGACGCGTACGGCGCCTCGGCCTACGTCACCCAGTCCCGCTGAGTCGGAAGGACTTTCGCCATGGCCCTCGGCTTCGGCGCGGCCGGCGCCAACACGGCGCTGAACGCTTTCAACGCCGCCTACCCGTGGGTGAAGCTGCACACCGGCGACCCTGGCGCGAACGGCACGGCCAATGCGGCCGCCAACGCGACACGCAAGCAGGTCACCGACGGATCAGCGTCGGGCGGTGCCAGCACCACCACGGGCACGGTCACCTGGTCGGCCGGCGAGGTCACGACCACCGAGAACTACACCCATTACTCGCGCTGGTCGGCGAGCACGGCCGGCAGCTTTGGGGCGTCCGGCACCGTGTCGAGCGGCAGCGTCACGGCCGGAACAGAATTCAGCCTGCCCGCCGGGGACCTGGACCAGTCACTGACCCTGGCGAGCTAGCCGTGGCCGACCAGTACCTCGACTGGGGCGTGCCGGGCGACACCGACCGGCTCGACGTCACGACCGAGCTGAGCCTCGGCATCCGCTTCACCATCTCAGCCAACCGGCCATGCCGCGGGGTGCGGTTCTACGTCGCGGCCACCCGCCCGACCCTGCCCAGTCCGGCCTACGTCTCGATCTGGAATATCGAGGACGAGGTAACGCCGCTTGCGGTGGGCGAGTTCGAATGGGAAGACCTGACCCCCGACGGGTGGGCGATCGTCCCGCTGGACGGTGGCCCGATTGACCTGGTCACTACCGAGACCTACGTGGCCGCCTATCAGACGTACGAGCACTGGGCGGGCACGCTCGGCTACTCGTTCCCGCAGACCGACGGCATCATCACCGCGCTGTCGCCGAACGGGTATCTGCGGGTGCCCACCGAGTTCGGCTACCCCAACTTCGTCAGCCCGTCGAGCGCCTCGTATCTGGTCAGCCCGGTCATGGTGGTGCCCGCGCCCGAGGGCTCGGCGTCCGGCGCATACGGCGGGCTGACCGGCGCCGCCACGGGCCACCGAGCCAAGAACGGTTCAGCAAGCGGCGCCTACGGCGGCCTCACCGGCCTGGCCACCGGACGCGTACCAGGCATCGTCAGCCGGCCCAACACCGGCACAGTCGTCCGGCCCAACACCGGCACCGTCACCCGACCGTAGGAGAGCACCATGGCGCTGATCGCCACGCACACCCTGACCACCGCCGGCACAGCGCCCACCTTCGCCGCTGCGGCCGCGAACGACACCGCCGAGTGCGGGCCGGGCATTTACCTCGAGGTCCGGAACACCAACGCCGCCACCCGGACCGTCACCATCACCGTGCCGGGCAACCTCGTCACGGGCGACGCCTACCCCGACAAGGTCTACACCGTGGCCGCGCTCACGGGCGAGCTGCGCATCCCGCTGCTCGACGTCTACAAGGACCCGACCACGAGGACTGCGGCCCTCACCTGGTCTGCGACCGCGGACGTCACTCGCGCGGTGGTCCGGGCCTGATGTCCCGGGCGTCCGTCCTCGCCCGCGGCCGCGCGGCCGCCGAGGCGGGCATGGTCGACACGTGCCTCGTCGAGCGGCAAACGTCGTCTGTGGTCGACCGCGTAACCGGGGTTACGACCCCGGTCTACGACCAGGTCTATCCGACGTCGGGCGCCGCAGGCCCGTGCAGGCTGCAGGAAAACCAGGGCTTCGCCCGCGACACCAAGCCGGCGCCGGACCAGAACCAGTTCGCCCGGTACCGGGTGCTGCAGTTGCCGGTCGAGTCGAGTCTGGACATCCGGGTCGGCGACTTCGTCACGATCGTGTCCTGCGTCAACGATCCCGACATGGTGGGCGTGCGCTGCGTCGTGCGCGACCAGTCCGGGAAGAGCGAGGCCACGGCGCGGCGGGTCGGGATCGAGCAGATCACCGGATGATCGACACGTCCGAACTCGACGAATGGGCCGACGTGCTCCGTGCTGCCGGCGCGGACGCAGAGGGCCGCGGCGAGCGGATCGTCTCCAAGGGGTCGCTGAACGTCAAGAACCGCGCCCGCGACCTGGCGCCGAAGGGTCCGCACACCCCGTACTACGCCGCGTCGATCACGTATGACGTGACGGTCAAGCAGGGCGACATCGTGGGCGAGGTCGGCCCGGCCCACGGTAAGGCTCAGTGGGGCCTCGGCAACCTGCTCGAGTACGGGTCGAAGAACAACGCCCCGCACCCGCACCACG